CGGTCCTGCAGTGTCATGCGTTCCGAATCGTCCACGTGACCCCCGAAATCAGATTCGTCGTGTGGCATCGTCGAGAGTATCCCGGTAGTCGTTCCCTAATTGTAGGGGGATGCCGCATCCAACGCTACAGGAAACCCCGAACCCTTTGCGCAGGCGCGTAGGACGGTGCCGCCCCACCGCTCGCAATTGACCGCGGAGACGTGAAATCGCCCCACAGGAGCAGGTTTCCGGCGCTCGATGCGTCTCGGGTGCCACCGGCCACCACGGCGCCCCAATCGGCCGTCGGCGCGGGGAACGTGATTGCCGCATTGTTCGACGACAATCCAGACGAGCCTGAGCTTGCAGACGTGCTGCCGGCCGCCTGAGTGCCCGACCAATTCGCCATCGACGATGCTCGAGCTACGCGCGCGTACGAGCCGCCGGATACTTCCGTGCCGGTATCGGCCTGACCGGGCGACACGGTATAAAGCGCTTCATACGTCGTTGCCGGCCATGCGTACGCCTGCGCGCGAAAGAACTCGTCGACCAGCTTGTTCGACAGGTAGTTCGAGCATCCCGGCGTATCGCCAACGATGAACTGCACAGTGCCGGCATCGAACGACGGCGAATCGCCACTCAACACGGTAAGCGGGCCACCGGGGATCGGTAGGTACGCCCAGAGGTTGCCACTCGATAGCGCATCGAATAGTCCGATGTGCGTCGCGGGCGCCGTCAGATTCGCCGTTGCCGTACCAAACGCAATCGGGTCATTGTTCGACGTCGCGTGGCTTGTTCCGCTACTCGCGAGCGTCGTGCCGGCACCTTGCGTTCCCGCCCACTTCGCTAGGCTTCGCGTCACTGCGACGCGCGCCAGATTCACGCCCGTCACTTCCGTGTACGAACCATCGGCCGCCGCGGACAGCAACCCGATATACCAGTTCGTCGGATAGGTCGGCTCGGTGCCGCGAGTCTTGTCGACCAGTTTGTTTTCGGCGTAGTCGGTCCACAGGGTAGACATGGTGCGTTCCTCAATGCAGATCGATGATATTCATTGTCACGGTAAAGCGCGCTGTCGTCTGCACCGAACCGTCCGAGGCGAGCCGAATCGTCACGTCGATCGCCACCGGTACGCGGTCGATTTCTTCGAATGGGCCGAGGCTGATTGCGCGACTCGTGCCCAGAGACAACCAGGCACGCAACGTGTCGCCCGTAAAGTACACGTCGTAACTCGAATTTGCAGGCGCAAAAAACACTTCGTAGTCGTCAGCTATCGAGACGTCGACCGGCGCGATGTTGATCCACTGGTGCACGAGATATTGCGGCACGCCCGCATTGTCGTCACTCGTGTAATACGCTCGCCCATCCGCGTCGAGCCCCAACGTCCAATAATGCGCGCCGCCTAGAACTGGCTGGCCAACAGAGAACGGGCCACCATCGAGAATGACAATCTCCGTTCCTCCAGTGCCTTCGCCGTCGCCCGGCAGTCCGATCGGGTCTTGGTCATCACCGGGCCCGGGTAGATAGGCGTTATCTGCTTCGTGCACGCGGTCGTCGTCTACCACTGCCGTGACCTTGTAATACTGCGCGCCCTTAGCACTGCGTCCACCGTCACTGATTGCGCCAGTTTTCACGATCTTCGACGAGCCGACGGGCCCCGCGATGAACACAGGACGTTCGCGCGTCCCGTCGTCGAGCACGAGAGTGAAATCAGGCGCTTCCGACAGGACCACATCGTAAGGCGTCGGACCAGGCGTCACAGGCACCGCCGTCGTCATCGTTCCGTCGTCACGACGCAGCGATAGATAAACCGGTGTGACGCTGAAGTCGATAGGCTCGGTCAGGCCCATCGTCAACGAATCGGCATCCCAGAATGCGACGTCGCCTGTCGTTGCGTAGCGAACGATCTGCGGCACCCAGAGTACCGGCGCAAGGAACGACGTCAACACGGCCTGCATCTCGGTTTGAAAACTCACGGTGCGTTGACGTAGCGCCATGCTTGCCGCGTTGTAAAGCCCCTCACGCAGCGCGTGCGTGCGACCCTGAATCCCGGGGTACTGCTGATACACCGGACGTTCCATAGACACGACTCCGGGGCATGGGCATTCGACCGAATCCTGATCCCATTTCGCGTTGCTTCGAAACGTGACGATGATCCCGTCGGGGTCGCTGCTGCGCGGCCGACGTTCATCGACAACCATTGTCGTGCCGGCGACGCACATGCGCGCTGTGAATGCGGTTTCGGGCAGCGTAGCCAGTTCGTCGCGGCGCAGCGTGCGCACCCCGTAGCGGCGGAACACTCGAGCGCGGCCAGCGGCGGCAATCAGTTGCGACGCGGCCCATGCGTCGGTCGTGCGCGAAAACGTGTAGTCGAATCGATCCTGTCGACTCGCGTTGATCAGCGAGAAATCGTAAAGCCCCTGCAGGTCGATGCGCTCATCCGGTAGCCCCTCGCCCCACGCCGTATCGCTCCACAGATCGGCAAGTGCCCATGCCGGCGAACGATGCGCCGTGTAATTGTCGAAATCGTGCAGCGCGCAGGACCAGCCGGTATCAGGATGCCACGTGCGCGACTTCCCTTGCACGATCAGACTGATGTCGGATTGATTCTGCTGCGACAGGTTTTTCGAAGCGCGCAGCACAATCTCGTAGTGCGACGTGTACGGATCGAGTGGCGCGGCCGTATCGCCATAGCCTCGCAGCCCCGTCCATACGATCTTGTCGCGCACGTTCGGTGCTCGAATCGTTTCGTTTGTTCGCGCGACGCGAACCTCTACACGTGCCGGTGGACTGACGTCGTATCGACTGGACCAGCGCTGCGGAGTGTTCGACTCGACAGTGCGCGCTTCGGTGCCGATCGTACGAAAGCGTCCGATCGGCGCGCCGGCATCGTTGATTTCTCGAATCTGCACGAGCCAGTTAACCGTGATGCTGTGAATGCCACCCTCGTCGTCTGTGAAGCCTAACCCCTCAGGCGCCACGATGTCGACGCCGATCGTGCTCACCTTGCGTGTCGGCGGGCACGCAGTGTAGGAGCCCGTCGGCAGCTTCACCTCGAGCTCGAATCCGCTGACGTCCTGCGACGTCCACACGTTCGCCTGCACTCTCGAGGGTGATTCTCCAGGTGCGAGCAGCGAATGAATGAGCACGTCCTGATAGTGGCCTACAGGGGTCTTCCCGAGGAATTCCGCGAGCAGATCGTATGGGCCGAACCCCACTGCCAACACGGCGTAGAAATATTGCTGATTGTCGATGTTGTCGCCGTCGTCATCGATGAACTCGGAATACGGCATGCACGCGAACGGCGGCGTGATTTTGTCGACACCGAACGTACGCCAGATCGGCTCATCGAGTCGCGCCACGTTGCCCGAGACTGACGCATTGAACACCGCACTGGCAGGATCGCCGAACTCGGGTTGACGCGGCGGAACCAGCAGGTTGTATGCGACGTTGGCAGCTGCCAGATACGGTGCGAATTCTGGCGCGATGAACGACGCAGCAATTGCCGCTACTTGCAGCGCGGTGCGGAATGTTTCGCGGTCACCAGGCGGATCGATCAGCCATTCGATCGTGTCCCCAGGTTTCACGCATCGATCCCATTCACGACGCAGCAAGTATTCTCCGTTCACGCGCAGGATGAGAACTTGCGGCGCGTTGGACGTCGGCTGCAGATCGATGAGTCGAGCACCTGCCGGCACGTCGACCCATGGGGACTCGGCCATGCCGGGCAGAGTGATCGAACGCATGCGGCCGGTCATGTTGCGCGACTCCAGAAAACAAACGTGCCGTAGCCCGATCGGCGCATGTCATCGAGCGTTTCGAACGCGACCGTCTCGTCGGCGTGCAGGACGCCGAGTCGACCGTTCGCCGTCGTCATCACGCCAGCGTGCCGCCCCTTTGGGCCACGCATCGATACGATGTCGTCTTCACGTGGCTCACCAGCACGCGGCACCCATGCCAGCCGAATCGCATCCATCGACGCGAGCTCGGGCATTGTGACTCCGTGTCGAATCTCGCATGCATGCTGCACGAACGACCAGCAGCCGAACCGCGGCCAACGTTTGCCCATCAGATCGAATGCCCAATGCCTCATGATTGACGGCTCAGTGCAGGATAGGCTTCACGCTTGAACGTCAGACGCGGAATCGCGAAGTTGCCAGCGTCACCGAATGACCCGGATAGCGATCCGCTCGTTTCGTCATAGCTCACGCTCGTCACTTCCATGACGGTCGGGGGTGACACTGCCGGTGCGTTCGGGCTGTCACTGGCGAAGAGATAGTTTGTCAGAATCCACGGTTCGACCGATCCGCGAATCAGATCGAGAGCGTCGCTGATCTGTCCGCTGACGTTGTCGACTTCTAGTTTGATTTCTGGCGTCGACGCTTGGTCCGATTCCTCGGGCCGCCCGATGCGCACAGGACAAGCCTCGAATGTCACGGCGTTTGACACACCAGGAATGAAACCAACAAACGGCTGCAAGTCGTTCACGAAATAGAGAATGTCCGGCATGTTCGGATGCTCGAGCGAGAAGCAATCCAGCATGACGCGACCGGCGTAGGCCACGGCCGCCGCTTCGGTGTATGCGTCTTCGAACGTGACGCCGTGTTTCGTGATGCTCAT